CTGGCTTGCCTTCTCATTACCTAGCAGCTGCTGCCACTGACTCACGAAGTTGTGAATGGCAGGAGTACCGTTGTTCTCCATCTGGATCGCCAGGATGGCGATAGCGGCAGCAATAGCCGCGAGGACGACCGGGATGGCGTAGATGCTTCCTGCCCACGCTATGAAGCTGGTCGTCATCCTTGCAAGGTAACCAAGGAACCCACCGAGCAGTCCGCCTAGTACTCGAACCCAGAGGTACAGGCCGTGAATGGCTAGCGTAGCCTCAACGATCGGGGCCGGCAGGTCGCTGAATCCACGAATCAAAAGCGCAACACCCTGCAGGATATCGATCAGGTACCGAGCTATACCTGGATCCTTGGTCAGCAGGTTGCCGAGAGCCTGTCCCAGCGTACCTAGCAATGTCCCGAATTGTGATAGGTATCCTGTACCTGTCTTCATGATCTGGCCGAAGGTGTTCTGGGTCTGTATCCAGTTCACCGTCTTGGCAGCCCAGGTGTCAAACAGGTTCACAACATTACTAGCGCCCGGCCCCATGCGGTTGAGTGCCGTGTTGACAATGTTGATACCGGCGCCATACAGCTCAATCGTCTGAGGCGCCATAGCCTTTGCGAGAGCCTGGAACTTGCCAGATATTGGAGGTATGTTCTGGCCAAGTGCCTTGCTGACAGAGTTAACCGCCTGCAGGTGGTCGTTGATGTTGCCCATAGTCGGGCCCATCACCGCCAGCCCGGCTGCGGCCGCTATGGCAGCCGTGCCGATACTGATCAGCCCCTCGATAACGAGGTCGGTCACAATGTGCCAGCCAGCTACGCCACCGATCTTAGTCAGCCAGCCGAAGCCTACGCTGAGGCCAGCCATGCCGCCGATCATGCCGCCTAGGGCGGCACCGATAGCACTGCCTCCTCCGCCCTCACCACCAGCTGCAATGGTTCCGCCTACACCAGAGCCGCCTCCACCCCCGCCCTCTCCTCCGCCACCGATAGCGGCAATAGGACCCTGGCCAAAGCTGTAAGGCATCACCGGTCCTACGACCGGCAGCTTACCGCTCCCGCCTATCCCGAAGATGTCACCAAGGCCAACCTGCTGCATGGCCCGCTTGATGTAGTACAGACGCTGGTACAAGAGACCGGGCTGGACGTTGACGTCCGCAATATCCGCCAGCCCGATGCTCTGTACTTTCTGCTTGATGCCGATAATGGAGGCAGTCACCGCACCTGGATCGGTGTCAATGGTGATGTCTTTCATGGCGTTCTTGAGGGCGTAGTACCGGGCGAGGACAGATGCGAAGCCGCCAGCGGTCTCGTCATCAGCCTTGATAGTGATCTCGACCAGGTTAGGCAAAGTCGTCGCCTCCCTCTATCTCGTCAAGTCCATTATCTTGCTTGCCATACGCTAGCTCCCAGATCTGGAGTTTGCGTATCAGGTCAGCGCCCTCTTCCCTGATCTCGCGAGGCGAGGCTCCGGGGAACGCCTTGAGCAGTCCGATCTCTAGTTCTACTGCGGCCAACTCGGCTGGCTTGTTGATCCGTTCGCCAGTCCGAGTGATAGCTCCTCTGAATTGCCGCCAGAGAAGGATCCTGGCCTCGAGGGATTTGGGACAGTCACCATCGCCGCCTGCCAGGCTGCAATCAGGCGGATGACGAGTGGCTGCTCGAGGTCACCTAGAGACTGAGCAGTGATCGGCATAGGGCTGCCGTCGTTCTCCTCAAGGTTCCAGCTGACAATGTGCTCAGCGAACAAGTCGAGCAGCTTGTTGGTACCGTTGACGGCCTCGTCGCCGGTAGCATTCGCGCCACCCATGATGTCGTTGAACTGGTTGACAGTGCAGGCTGTTACCTTGATCTGGATCTCCGCATACGCGGCATCCTCGAAGTGAAGGTTGTAGACAGTCCTGCTCTCGTTTGACTTTGGGCGGAAGCCCATTTCTCCTCCTTGTCTGGTGGTCGGACCAGGCAACCAGTAAACTGGTATTCTGGTACTATGACCAGGTTGGTACTGCGCCGTCGGCGAGCGCGCCCGGCACCTGCCAGGTAAGCTCACCGGTGTTGGCCCTGGTGATCTGGTAGTCCGTGTAGTAGATGTTGCCCGTCAGTTTCGGCGAGGTCGTAGACGTCACAGAGAAGATGCTAGCTCGGATCACCGATGTGCTCGGGACCGTGGCAAACACTTCATGTGAAGCTCCGAAGCCCGCGATGACTGACGGGTTGAACACGCCGTTCAGCGTCACGCTGATATCGGCGAGCAGCAGCAGGCGCTCGATGGCCTGCTTGTTGATACCGGTCGTCTCCTGGACGGCCCTGGGGGTCGTCAAGGCGAAGTTGGTGATGTCGTCCGAGTTGGACCCGGAGAGCACCTGGTTCGTCGTCGTGCTGTCTGCGATGGTGATGACGCCGCCGAGACCACTGACCTTGGCCATTACTGCCTACCCTTTCTGCACTTCTTGTGCAACTTGTTCCTGATGGTTTGCGGACATGTCGACCCAATCTTCAGCGCTCAGGAAACGCTTGAAGCCTGTTGGATTTCCACGCCAGTCTCCGTCGTGAACCAGGTAGTACGCGGGACGGCCTATGGGCTGATAATGCTCGTGTGCGTTCCCGGCGAACGGTCGGCTGCCGGGCGGGTAGGTGAAGCGGTAAACAGTCTCGCTCATCTTCTGCATGGTACCCTTGCGAGTCTTGTCCTTGCGAGATAGATAGTCGTACTGCGCCGCACCTAGATCTGTGCTGACATCCACATCTATAAAGAAGCCGCGCAGGTAGTCAGGGCACTGGAACTCCTCACAACTGACACGATACCAGTGTGAAGATACCGGCGCGACTGCACGGAATGTGCGATACGCCCTGGGGTCGGCCAGAGGCGCGATCTGCATGACATGCGTGTTCCCGAAGGGACGCGCGATCATCTGCTGAAGGGTCATCAGAATGCTACCGCCGTGTTGTATCTAGCAACCATCACCGCGAAAGAGGCAACGGTGAAGGTTCCTGTGGTTATGACCCTAAGCCACTTACCTACTGTGGCCCCGGCCGTCGGGCCGATCCTCTGAGCCGTAGCGCCAGAGAATGCGGTGAAGGCAGAGCCCACCGTCGTCCAGGCCGTGTTGTCCGGCGAACTCTGAACGGTGACAGTGCAGCTAGTGCCTGTGAAGGGGGCAAATGCCTGAAGGTATATACTGGCACCATTAGTCGTCTGGTACACCCACGGAGACCACGTCGGAGCCACAGAGTAGTTGACTGTGATCGTACCGCCGTTCGGAGGAACCACAAAGGTGCCATTGAATACACCTTGGTTGACGCCGTTGATCTGAGTGAGGTTGCCAGTGCCCGTACCGCCTGTGACCGTGACTGTGGCGGGGAGAGGACTCGTATTGACTGCCGGCGTACCGCTAGCTGGAACCGCAGGCGTAGTCGCTCCTGCTGAGTCGTCGATAGATGTACCGTTGGTGGCCGCAGAATCAGTCCTGATTCCAGCTGTGAGCTGTTCTCCCCAGTCGTATCCGAATGCATTTCCCTGCAACTCCGTCTTGAACATCAGGGACCCTGCTGTGTCCCTAGTCGGGTCGAAGTTCAGCTGCTTGAACACACCGCTGGCTGCGATTGCCCCGATAGCTGAGCCATGGAAGTAGCTAGCGACGACGTCGGTACGGGGCAGCGCCGATAGCGCGGCCTCGGCCCCGGCTGCCGCACCGGAGACTACGTCGGCGAAGCTAGTGAACTGCCAGTCGCCGTCACGGTGACCGGTGATCCGCGCTTCGGCGAACTGCTTGATAGATGTTCCCTCGATCAGGGCGAGCGGGCTGCTCATCGTGTCGATCGAGGCGATGTCGAACGTGAGGTCGACTCCCTGGCAAAACAGGTTGTCGCCTAGACCTGACTGCTTGGCCACCTTATACTCCCGTACTCAAGAAGAACATGTCGTTGAGGATTACTGGTATTGTAGTTGTCATGACCCTGTAAATTGTACGGTCTAGCTCTAGGAAGCCAGATACCGCTCCAAGCTTGAAGCCTGAACTGCCGAATATGTCCACGTTCCTGACACCGGCCGCACCACCGAAGTTGAAGTCACCCGCATAACGCGCGAGCATCTCCATCGTGGCCGATATGATCTTTGGGTCGATGCCATCAAACGGCTGAGTACGGAAACCCATGTAGCACCTGGCGTTGATGACCAGAACGCCGGACGCTGACTGTAGACCGCTCGCCTGCCCTAGCGGCTCTATCTCCTGCACCCAGCAGGCGAACAGCACGCCGCTAGGGTCAGGCGGAGCGTTCTTTGGTTCGTGAGCATTGACAGAATCGAACCGCCCAGACTGGCTGGCGAAGCCGAGGATGTGATCGAAGATCGCATTCACAGCCGCGTCGTTGAAGTTCCAGTGCTGGGGAGTCGTCATGTCAGTTCATGCCTCCCGGGACGAGCAGGCCGCTGTTGCTCCGGCCACTCTGCTCTGGAGTCTGGTTGCCAATGTGGATCGGGCAGGTCGGAACAGCGGCGCAACCCATGACCATGTTGCCGCCTCCAAGCTGCAGCTGCTGCCAGGTTGGCGCGAGGGTGACCGCCACGTTGCAGTTGGCGTACAGTTCCTCAGCCGACAGGCGGTAGCCCTCCGGATTCTCCTTGCTCTTCTGCTCGATGTAGCTACCTACACAAGCGAGGCACAGAAGTGTGAGATTCATGCGTTCAGCTCCTTGATGTAGATCTCGATCACTTGGTCGGCGATCACAGATGCTTGTAGTTCTAGCTGCTGCGCGATGTGTCGGAAGGTATGGTAACCCTTGAATCGCGTAGTCAGGTTTCTGCTCCCTACTCCTTCCAGCCATGGACCGTAGACGACATCAGTGTCATGAACCAGGTTGATGTCGACTGACTGACGGTCAGTGTGGATATCGCTCTCATAGAGGCCTGGGTGGAAATGCTTGGTACCGTGCAGGGAGGCCGGGTTGCGCAGGTACTCGTACCGTGTCGGCAGGTATGCCTTGATCATGTTGACGGCACGTTCCCCAAGCACGTTCGTCAACGCCCAGCGATACCTATATATGATCAGAGCCCATGTACCGTCAAACACCGGCCCTTCAGACTTTAGATCAAAGCTGATCCTAATTCCCACTGTTGCTCACCTCGTTCGAAACATGCGAACGGGTGTCATTATGTAGGTCTTCAGAGTTCTTCTTGATCCTGTCCTCTGAACGCTGAACATGCTGTCCGATAAGGTTCGTGGTGAACAATGAAATTGATGCACCGAATAGCGGAATGACCGTCAGGCACACGAAGATGTTCACGATGTACCCCATTGGGTACTGAGGCTGGACATCTCCGCCCATAGTGACGGCATTGGCCAGTTCGTCGTAGATTCCATGCCAGACAGGAATGTGCTCCACTGCACCGAACCACACGCCTGCTAGAACGTCTAGAACCAGGCTGATGAGAATGGTCTTAAGCGCTGCGCCATGTACATACCAGAACTGTCTGATG